TGTTGTCGGATTTGTGCTGGCGTAATTTCCCCCGGTCACGGGGTTTGTGCTGGCAAAATTGCCTCCTGTTGCGGGATTTGTATTCGCGTAATTTCCACCGGTCACGGGGTTTGTGTTCGCGTAATTCCCTCCTGTTGCGGGATTTGTATTCGCGTAATTTCCACCTGTTACGGGATTTGTGTTCGCGTAATTTCCCCCTGTTGCTGGGTTTGTACTTGCGTAATTCCCGCCCGTTATAGGATTGGTACTTGCGTAATTCCCGCCCGTTACAGGGTTTGTGTTTGCGTAATTCCCCCCGCTTGCATAGTTTCCCGGTTGACCTCGACCTTGCAATAAAAAAGCCGTTCTGCCATATGGGGGATAATAAATTCCGGGTGCGTTAAACGTAACTGTTTGAAAAACTGTTGACAGGGTTTTCTGTCTTTGTAGGTTTTTTGCAAGCTTCATTGTGTGCCTCAGAAGTTTGCGATGGACAATGTGCCGACATACTGTGTTCCCGCGTTTCGAGTAAAGAAAGTCCAAAGGTCTTGTTTATTTGCAGCAGTAGTTCTTGGAGGTAATTGACCACCCGCCCATGTTGCTGACGCAGGGAATGAAACGGCATAACCACCAGTGGCATCGTTGACAGTAATAATCGTGAATGAAGTTACATCTGTGCCAGAAGGTGCATTGATAAATGCCAGTGTTGTGTTTGCAGAAATCGTCACTACAAACGTATTCGCCAAAGATAAATCAATGTTGGTGGTTGCTGAATTTGCAGTGCTGCTTGAAACAAAGTCTTGATAAACTTTTGATTTTGTAAATTGCGGAGTTATTGTTCCTGAAATATTTACATCAACCGCAGCAATATTATTTGTAGAAAAATTCCCTGAACCATCACGCAGAACAATTGTTGAAGCCGTGTTTGTAGTTGCAGCCGCAATCGTTGCGCTATTTGCTTGACTTGTAATTGTTCCAGCAGTCGTTGCAGTTGTTGCATTGCCAGTCAAAGCTGCTGTAATGGTTCCAGCAAAAAAGTTACCAGAGCCATCCCGAGCAACAATGGTCGAGGCAGTATTTAAGTCGGTTGCAGTTGTGCTTGCATTGGCAACAGCTAATGTGCCTCCCAATGTAAGATTTCCCGTTGTTGATACCGAACCAGTTAGTGTTAAGCCGCTGACTGTTCCTGTCCCTCCAACACTTGTGACAGTACCTGTGTTTGTTGTGTAGCCACTTGGATTGGATGAGGCATATGCCCCGAGGTTGGTTAATGCTTGTCCTGTTGTCGTTGCACCAGTACCCCCTGAAGCCACAGAAAGGGTTGCTGATAAGCCTGACGCAGTGCCTGTTGTGTTTTGATTTAGTAGTGGAATGTCAGCCGCAACAATGCCTCTAAAAGTAGGTATGCCAGCACTTCCACTTGGTGCTGCAAGGATGTAATTTGCTGATTGTGATGAAAAATCAGATGCCGATACAGCAAGTGTTCCACCAAGGGTGAGGTTTCCAGTTGAGGTTACAGTTCCTGATAATGTTAAACCGTTGACTGTACCTATGCCAGCCACACTTGTGACAGTGCCTAAAGGATTTACAGCCCATGAGGTATCAGTGCCATCACTGGTCAAATATTTACCAGAATTACCTGACTGTGATGGAGCAATTGCATTAAATGCCGCATTAGCAGTTGTCTGGCCAGTTCCACCATTTGCCAAAGGTAACGCAGTGCCACTGTAAGTTATGGCAAACGTCCCCGAACTTGTTATCGGACTTCCCGAGATAGATAGCAATGAAGGTACTGATAAAGCAACCGATGTGACTGTGCCTGTATTGCTTGTAAAGCCGCTTGGATTTGTTGCAGGGTAAGCACCCAATGAGGTCAGCGCATTAGCAGCACTTGTTGCGTTTGTCCCGCCATTGGCAATTGGAAGGATACCTGTGATGCCTGTTGTGAGAGGTAAGCCCGTTGCGTTTGTCAAAGTACCAGAGGAGGGTGTTCCTAACGCACCACTTGGGGCAACATAATCAGTGCCAGCCGTTGCCGCGCTGAATGCCAAAGTCCCATTACCCTTGACAATACCTGTCAAAGTAGCAACACCAGAGCCACCTTGAGGCACACTCAATGCAGTTGTTAATCCAGACAAAGATGTGATGTCGGAGTTAGCACCGGAGGCCGCTTGACCAGTTAATATGTCACCAGATTGCAACTCTTGAACTTGAGTTCCATTGATGACTAAAGGATATCGAGCAGTCATTTTTTACCTCACGCAATTGTGATTTGAATTGTTGTGCCAGAGCGATTTAGAATTGGCAGATAACCATTTGAAATTGCAATATGAACAGTCGATGCAGAGCGATCAATGACTGTCAAATATGTTTGCAATGATTTATTTTTCCAAAGGCTTGTTGCTGATTCATATCTTAGGATTTGATTGTCAGCAACTGATGTAATCTGGACATCTTGAATTTTATTAAGATCAAGATTGGCATTGCCAGAAGCATCTATAAAAACAGATTTGTCAGCAGCGTAAGTGACAAAGACCTCTTTTGATCCAGCCGCAAAAGAAACTTTGTTGTCTGAATTGCTTGATTGCAAAACAGTAGTTCGAGCAAGCGTTAGACCATCACCCGACAGTGTGCCGAGTCCAACTTCAAAATCTGCACCAAGCGAGACTGCGTAATAAGTTGTGTTGCTATTTCCTACGCCAGCCGAGAATGTCTGAAAGCCTGTTACCGCACCACCCAGAGCAAAGTCACTGGCTCCAGTGGTTGTAGATGTCTCTTTGACCCGATCTGATAAGACTAAAGCCATGATTACCTTTCACGGCTTTTGCCTTAGTTTTGGATTCGCAGAGGTGAAGTAATGTCAACAGTAAATGTGCCGTTTGTCGAGGTCACATTGCCAGCAAAATCTAGGTATGCAACCAGATTGTCAGTTGCAGCAGTGCCAGTGGTCTTGTAGATCACAGCAGCAGCAGCAGTCAAAGATGCACTTGCAAAAGAAATGTCAGCAAAGTTGATGTCGATGCGATCATTGGCAGTGTCATTGGTTACTGTCACCGCAGAGGCAGCACCTCCAGCAGTGTAGCCAGTGCCACTGATCTCATTGGTAACGTCAGAACGCTTTGTGTGCGTGTCTTTGTTTGGGGTGTAACTCGATGTCACAAGGATGATTTTAAAGGAGTTGGTGTCGAAATCAATCGCACCAGTTGCCATGTCATTCAAGGCAGAGTTATAAATTAGAGAGGCCATTTTTGGTTCCTTTCAATTGTTACCATTGGGTTTTGTACAAGACTACTTGATTTTAAATCAATAAATAAACTTAATCAATTTTGCAATAGATCGATGAAATGCCACAAGTCTTCATTAAAAAAAGTACCTTCTGGCTTTTCTGGATGCCAAGAGGGGTTTGCTGAGTTTAATTCGATATACATTTCCCCATTGATAGAAAAAGATTTGAATTGTTGAGGGACAATAAACTTGCCCATATCATCCGTTATGCCCACGATGACAATTACTTCTTTATCATCGGGTGATTCTTTTAAGGATTGAATTTCTTGCTTAATTGTCTGTGCAGGGATTGTTATTTCGCGTGACATTTTTAACCTTTCAACTTTGCTTCTAATGATTCAACTTTTTCTGATAACTCTTGAATCGCTTTTGTCAGTACAGCGATATAAGATGGGTAGTGAATCGTTTTAAACCCTTTCTCATCGCCTACTTTCCAATTTGGTTCGTGATATACAAGCGATGAACCCAAGTCGATAATCTCTGCAACTTCGTCAGCAATAAATCCATAGCCTTTTTGATGCTTAGGGTCTGCTTTGAGTTTGTAAGAAACAGGACGTAGTTGGTTGACAAATGCCAAGCCTAAATCGGAATCGGCTATTTCTTCTTTTAAACGTATATCAGATGGACTAGATGTTTGAACTTCAATAGTTACAATATTTCCTGTGCCTGATGTTCCAACATAAGCACCAACAATTCCTGTGGATGTACCGCCTAAGATATTCAAGCCCGACCCACCAGCATTTGCAGTTCCTGAATTGGTTGCAAAAATCCTAGCCCAAGATGCTGGGCTATAACCTCCCAAGGCATTTGAATCACTTGCAGTGCTTCCGGTCAACATAAAAGCACTTGCTGCGTTTCCCTGCAAAAAGTTAGCGTTTAAATTTGTAACTTGTGCGTTAGAAGTAATTTGCAAAGTACCCTGACAATTTATTGCATTGCCTGATGAAGCGTAAGCAATAAGGGCCGTTCCTGTGCTGCCTGTTGCTTGTATGCCCGGGCCATTGCCCAAGTTGTCCCCAACAATTGCAGCAGTAGCACTAAAGGTACTTGTGTTCTGTGCGTAAATTGTTCTAGCGTTACCTGTGTAAAAAGTAGCTACAGACGCATTAGCAGTGTTGTTTGCATAAATACAGGCATAGCTTGCAGAACTATAAATGTACTGGCTAACAGAATAGCCGCCAATGACATTGCCAGTTCCGGTTAAAGACAGTTGGCCTGTAGTAATTAAATCACCATTAAATGATCCTGAAGCCGCAGAAAGTGAACCACTAAATGTTCCTGTTGCCGCTGATAACGAACCACCAAAAGTTCCTGTCGCTGCGCTAAGAGAACCACTAAATGTTCCTGTTGCCGCTGATAATGAACCCGCAAAAGTTCCAGTTGCACCACTTAATGAACCAGAAAAAGAACCACTTGCTCCAGTTATATCGCCTCTAAAAATACCATTATTAAAAAAGCAGTTGCCAGTTGTTCTGCTTATGTAATAACCAGCAGTTCCATATGTGCCTGTATTTCCATATGTGGGAGGAGTGCTTCCATTCCAATTGTCAGAACGAATGTCTTGAAATATGCTTGCTGCAACTGGCCCTGTCCAAGCAGTTGTGTTTGCAGCGACTCCATCAATTGTTATTGCAGAACTATTGTATTTGCCTTGGATATACCAAAGCACCTGTCCAACACTAACAACTGGAGCAATCAATGACCAACCGCTTGGAGCAGCAGAAGCACTGGTTGGGGTTGTAAATGCTGGGGCTGCCAATGACTGACTTTGTTGCAAATAAGCAGTGATCGATGCTAATCCAGTTGCTCCAGTTCCACCATTCTGAAAACTAATAACTGGACTTGACCAAGTGAGAGTTGTGTCTGTGCCAGTAGTGCCAGAGATCGATGCAACAGATCGAGAAATATAAACTGGATCAGTTCCAGAAGGGACAGTGGCCGACCATGTAGATGGTGGAGTCAGTATGTTAGTGGAGAAGTCAAAACTGCCACCAGTCGGAGTGGCTGGAGCAGATGCTGATCTTAAAAAAACTGAAACTTCAGCCACAGACAATCCATCTGTGCCATCTTGACCTTCTACTAAAATCGGAGTTTGCCAAGTGTAGTTTGTGCCTGTGCCAGTGTTTGTGCCAACAGCAGACCACAAAGGATCAGCAGATGCTGGCACAGAGTTGACGTCAGAATACCAACCAGCAGGGGTTCCAGCAGATGCACTAGGAGTTGCTGGTTGACTTGCTGACCTTTTAAAAACAATATCTACAGAGTCGCCACTTGCACCAACAGCACCATTTTGAAAACTAATCGTTGGGCTTGACCAAGTGAGTGTTGTGTCAGTGCCTGTCGTTCCAGAAACTGATGCAACAGCCCTTGAAATATAAACAGGGTCTGTTCCAGAAGGCACACTAGCCGACCAACTTGATGGTGATGTCAGTGTGTTTGTTGTAAAGTTAAAGCTGCCGCCAGTAGGTGTTGCTGGTGCGCTCGCTGATCTTAAAAAAACTGAAACTTCAGCTACAGACAATCCATCTGTGCCATTTGTGCCATTTGTGCCATTTGTGCCATTTGTGCCATTTGTGCCATCTTGACCCTCAACTAAAATTGGAGTTTGCCAAGTGTAATTTGTACCTGTGCCAGTGTTTGTGCCAACAGAAGACCACAAAGAATCAGAAGATGCAGGGACAGAGTTGACATCTGTATACCAGCCAGCAGGGGTTCCAACTGATGGGCTTGGAATTGTTGGTTGACTTGCTGACCTTTTGAAAACAATGTCAACCGAATCACCGCTTGCCCCATTCGTGCCGTTAGTGCCGTTAGTGCCGTTAGTGCCGTTAGTGCCGTTAGCACCATTTTCAAAACTAATTGTTGGAGTTGACCAAGTGAGGGATGAATCAGTCCCTGTGGTTCCAGAAACTGATGCAACAGCCCTTGAAATATAAACAGGATTTGTTCCAACAGGAACACTAATCGACCAAGATGCTGGTGCAGTCAATGTGTTGGTTGTAAAGTTAAAACTGCCACCACTAGGTGTTGCTGGTGCGCTTGCTGATCTTAAAAACACTGAAACTTCAGCAACCGATAATCCGTCATTTCCGTTTGCACCATTTTGACCCTCAATCTGGAGAGGTGTCTGCCAAGTGTAGTTTGTACCTGATCCAGAGTTTGTTCCTACCGATGACCAAATTGGGTCAGACGATGCAGGGACAGTGCCGACATCTGAATACCAACCACTAGGAGTTCCAATCGATGGGCTTGGAATTGTTGGTTGACTTGCTGACCGCTTAAAAACAATATCAATTGAGTCACCACTTGCACCAGCAGAATCGGTGGTTGCACTTGCCACACTTGAAAAGCCAGAAACATTGCGAGAAAAATCAACGGCCTTCAGCCAATAATATTTGGTTGTCGAATCAGTCAAACCAGATCGAGCAATTGTAGAACTAGAAACCTCACCAATTTTTGTGGCAGTCGCTGAATTGTTTGAGGTGTTTTCCCAAATCTCGTTATAAAACCAGTCAGCAGCAGATGGATTTGTCCAAGACAACTGAATGGTTTTAAAAGAACCAACAGCAGTCAAACTTGTCGGAGCAGCAGGGGCAGTCGTATCACCAGACAATGTGTGATTGATATTTGATGAGAATGGGCCTTCTTTGTCAGAGAAAATTGCTCTCACTCGGAGGTTATAAACAAGCGCAACCTCTTGTTGACCAGCATAGTCATAAACATTTTGAGAGGTAAAAATTGACTGCCAAACAGTGTCAGTGCTGAGTTTGAATTGCAACTCATATCCTGTCACATAAGCCGATGCAACCGCTGTCCAAGTCACATGGACTGCTGGCAATATTGTTCCATCTGGAAAAGTAATGTTCTGATTTGTCGCAGTTAATCCAGTCGGTGCGATCTGAGTTTGAATCAGCGTCAGGCTTGTGTTTGGTGCGCCATCGATAGCGTCAGAGGTCAACCAGTCATAAGCAGTTGAGTCTTCCTCTTTAAGAACCAGATCAACTCCGATGTCCTCATTCAGCTTCCACTCCATCACCCTGAAATATTTACCAGACCATCCCAATTGAGCAATGGTCAAGGCAACAACATCGCCAGCAGTAATGTTTAAACAAGTTGGCTTGCATGAAATATTGACGACAATGCCTTGCCTAGACTTTAAGAGATTGATCTTTGCAAGTCTCTCAGCTTCCAATATATTTGTGGTGAAGTTTAGATCGAGTTGAGCAGTTAACTCTTCACCGCCATCCTCAGCCTTGTAAGCGTTTGAGGCAATGGCTGGATATTCTGTCGCTGAATAAAGTTTGTCTGCGTCAGCAAACACACCAATCACTCGGTTGAAAAGATTGGCTTTTTCATTAGCGCATGACAACTGGACATCGCCTCGCAAATCATCCACAGTTATTGTCTGGACAGAATTTGAAAATGCACCCACGACTAATTTATATTTGCCAGAGGAATAAATAAGCATTCCCGCGCAAGTCGAGAGCATATCTTGCAAGACTTCCCGAGGACTCTTTGAAGTGTCAACCACACCATTTAATGTGTAGCGTTTCTGAGTGACAGCAGTTTTGGCAGTGACTGTCTCATCACAGATATTTGCAGCAGCAATGAATGAGGCTGAGTCGATCTCATCCGATGTGACCCGCATCCCATAGTCGGACATGATGTAATCGCGGATACAAAGGGCAGGGTTGTCAGACCAAGCCGTTGTTGTCGTTCTTGGGTCATAAACTAACTTACCCTTAACCAAAGCCCTGACTGTTGGAATGCTTGTGAATATCGAGGTGTCATACTGCATCCGCACATAAACTGAGGAAATTCCAGTCAGTTTGTGACTCGATGTCCATTTGTTTGTGATGCCAGCAGTCTCAGTGACAAGATCAGCATAAGCAGTGCCACCAGTCAAAGAGTTTTGAATTCTTGCCTTGCCTGAATAGCGACCAGAGGAGACACTGCCAGAGACAGTTCCAAGGTCTTCATCCCCAAAATAGACTTTTTCAATTGAGTGGATTTGGTGATCTGCTAATCCAAAAACAGTGTGCAAATATTCGTTTGTATTTCCTGTGGTGGCAGCGTAGAACATCACGCCACCCACTAGGCTTTGACCATATATCAGTTGCCTTGGGGCTGTAGATGATCTGACATTGATTGTCTGACCCTTTAGTTCATTGGCAGTGCTGCCACCAATCAAACCAATGTTTTGAGCCACTTTTGTCGTAACAATAAAAGAGCCAGCATATATTGCAGCCCTCAAAAAAGTCACAGAGATTCCACTATTGGCAAGGCCAATAATGAATGTACTTGTTACTTGAGCCGCTAACCACTCAGCCCCTAGATAGACAACTAATTCAGGCATTTAAATACTCCAAGCCTTTTCACAATTTAAAGTGGGTTGCATGATCACCCCAGACTCAGCCACAAAAGCCGACAACTCTCCGACACAAATTCCAAGCAATTCGCGGCCATCATTTGTTAAACAAACCACATCACCCCTTTGAGCCAAGAGGATTGACTTGGACTCGCCAAAGTATTTGTCAGCCGCGCCAATCATGCCGCCATGCTCATTCATCAACTCAGCCGCTTTTCTGGCTGTTTGGTATTCAAAGAGAGTCGTCAAGTCTTTGTCTGAAATCACATTGACTGCGTGAATAGAGAACTGCCAACAATCATTTGTTCCCCAATCAAAAGGGATATCTTTTTTCTCAATGATGTAGTCCTCAAGCAATCGAGGCCAGTTTTCTTTTCTCATCTGAGCATGACTCCAGCAGTATCGCCACCGACATTGGGATTGCCACCGCCACCCCCATTGGCTCCAGTCGGATCAGTGCGACCCCAATTTATATCGAGATTCTCGATGGCCACAACATATTGCAGCCCTTCGTCAGTGGCATCTCTGATCTTTTGCTCCTCATAAGTGAATCGCCTGATCTTTGGCCTTCCAGCGTCAATCAATTGATGTTCAATAGACAGAGAGATTGTTGCAGTCTCACCAAGGTTGATTGACATCACGTCCATGCGACCAGTAAACATCAGGTGAGCAGACACTAATTCGTGATTGCTATCGAGCAAAGCAAAATAAATCTTTGCAGAGCGACCTTGATAATTCTCACCCAGAGCGATTGCAATGTGATTAGGATCGATTCCAGATAAAGTTAGGCTCAGACCCTTGGACTCTAGGTTTGATGTCTCAGAAATTGTGTTGATGCCACCAAGTCCACCGACTGCCAAGTAAGTGTTGCCACCATAGACAATTGCCTTGCCGCCATTGGTGTAATAAATGTGGCCAGACGAAAAGTCTAAATCCACCAAAAAGCAAACAGTCAGATTGCTGTTTGTGATAGCCGATGTAATCGCACCCGCGAGGCTTCGTGTCATATCGCCTCCAAAAAGCCAGCAGTGACCGAATAGACCCCTTCTAGGGTCTTATTGATCGAGACAGAGCTTCCATCAAGTCGCATGATCGCAGAGGGGCTGTTGTAAGTCACCGAGGTTGAGGCACTTGGCAGAGTTCTGAAAGGTGGCTCAATAGTAAAAACATTGCTGGCCTTGCCAACAATCATCTTGACCTCGTAATTTGCAAACTGAACAAAATCGCCAATTGACAGACTTGATGAGGAAAGAGTCGCAGTCGATCCTGTGGAGGAGGTCACAGTGATTGATCCAGAGACAGTTCCGATTGGAGCAGTCTCACCAAATCGAGGCAAATAGACTGTGTTTGCCATGCCCCTCATTTTGTAAAACAATGCCTGAATCGGAGCCATCTCAGCGCGAGACAAATTATTCCAAGCCACTGAGCAAAACCACTTTGCACCAGTCAACTCAACTGTCTGAGACTGACCACTCAAAGGAGAGGTGAAAATCTGTGTGTTTGACCTTAACTCCCAAAGAGCTGACTGAGGTGTTTTGACACTAGGCCAATAAAAGGTTGTCATGCAAACGCTCCACCAGATTTCATTGATCTGTAAATTTCAGCTTTGGCTTGCTCTTTGGCTTGGTTCATTGCAGCCATGATCGAGGCTCTATCTGAGCGCGAGTCAATTGAAATGTTTTGAACGACAGTCACACCACCGCCACCGAGTTTGTTGTTTGGCACGATACTGCCAGAGCCATTAGGCACAAAGAGTTCAGGGCCACGCTCACCGACCATGTAAGGGGTGTTGGATGAAACAGGGCCACCTAAAGCTCTGCCACCAAAGCCTTTAAATAAATCTGTCAGAAAACTCACACTTGGATCACTGATGTTTTTCTTAATCAACATTCTCAAAATGTCGCGCTGGATTGAGTCAACCATGTCTTTGAAACTAACTTTGCCACCCATAAAAGCTGTGGTTAAAGTGCTGGTGAACTCATTGCCAAAGCCATTGATTGCATCTGTCAAAATGTCAATATCAGATTTGCCCTTCTCAGTGAAGCTTGTCAATTCCTTGTTTGCCAAGCCAACCGCCCGACTGAAAGTGTCAGGATCAATTAAACCTTTACCAAGAATTGCTTGAAGGTTTTGGATTTTCTGAGTGTAGTTTTCAAGAGGTGTGCGAGTGTCATCAAAAATCTTCTTGATTGCATCAGCTTGATCTTTAGCATCCTTGGTTATTTGCTCATCATATTTCTGCTGCTTTAAATCATTTTCAAGTTTTTCTTTATCAGCTTGAGTAATGTTTTTAATCAAATCAAGATACAACTCATACGCTTTAATTTGCTCCTCAGATGCACCAGTTCTAGCAAACTGAGCAACCTTCAGTGCGTCCTCGCCATCTGTTAATTTAATGATCTGATCTGTGACTGCCAAGTAAGAATTTTGAATTTGCTGAAGTTGCTTATCAACCTCTTCCTTTTCTTTTTTGGGTTTTTCTCCACCCAAAGCTGGCAGTGCTTTTGTTGTGCGTTTATCAGTTCCAAGAAATCGCCTATCCATGCCGCTTGCTTCTCCTTGCCTTGGAGTGGCAAACATTTCATTTCGTTGAATTGCCTTTAAATAATTTAAGCGATTCTGTAAATGCTCGTTATATTTATCAAGAGAGGAAGTGTCGGAATTAGCTTTTTTATAACGCTCAATGGCATCGTTGTTTGAGTCAATCTCTTCTCTAACAGTTTTGAGATTTTCTTCAGTATTTTTGAAAGGATTGATTGTTCCAAAATTTCTGATCGCATCAAGAAAACCACTTGAATACTTCGTGCCTTCTTGAAACTCCACAATCATCTTAGAAAGGGCTGGAAGCAGTGGATTGATGGCATCAACTAAAAGAAGTTTTAATTGCTGATTGATTTTTGTAATGTTGTCATTAAATTCCTCAGCATTTTTTGCAAACTCATCACCAAAACTTGCACCAAATTCTTTGATGCCTTGTTTGCCAGTATTAAGAAAAGGAATGAGGTCAGCACCAGCCTTGCCAAACAAAGCCATTGCATATTGGGTCTTTGTCGCTCCATCGGCTGCACCACTGAATGCTCCCGCAACATCACCAAGGATGTCAGCAGTTGGCCTGATATTGCCATTTGCATCTTTGACACTAATGCCCAGATTCTTGAACGCTTCAGATTGTTCTTTGCTACCCGATGCCGCCTCAGCAATGCTCTTGTTTAATTTAATTAGAGCCGAGCCTAGTTGCTCGTTTGAGACACCAGCCAGATCAGCAGTGTTTGCAAGTGATGATAATTCGCTGACAGCAATGCCTGTCTTCTGTGACAACTTCACCATGTTGTCAGCAGAGTCGATTAAGCCCTTGATCTGAGCCGCGCTACCAATAGCCGCCAAGACAGCAGTCAGGCCAGCAATCTTGCCCGTGACCATGCCCACACTGGAGGACATATCACTCAGACCACCCTTGACTGATCTGAATGCCGCGCCAGTCTTGTCTTGAGCAACAATGTCAATGCTTACGTCTTTACTTGCCATTGCTTCTCTCCGACTGAAACTTAATCCACACTTGCCATTCTAGGAACTCCTCAACTGGCATCTCCTCGATCTCGCCAACTGTTTTGTGCAGCTTCTCAGCAAGATAAAAAATGAACTGCCGTTCAGGAGTCTCCCTTAGTTTTTTTCGAGTTCCTTGAAATCAACTCGCATGATTTCTGTTGAAACTCTTTCCAAAATTGAAGCATCAACCATGTTTCGCAAAACTGGTTTGTCTTCGATGGTGAAAATCTTTCCACCTTCTTTGTCGAGGCACTTCATCACCAACAACTCAACCAGAGTGTCAGCCTCAGAATTGCCCAATCGAGTCACCGCCTGAAGTCTTGCTTTGTCTTTCAGTGTGAAAGGCTCAACGTAAACGATCAGAGGGCCATTCTCATCACCCCATTCAGGCACTTCAATCGCCTTAATTTGGAGTGATTTGAAGTGGGCTTTAGCTCGATCAATTGCACTCATCAAGTAGCAGTGCTGAGAGTCAATGCACCAGTGCCTTGCAATGTGATTGAAGCCTCGACCATGCCATCAAAAGATGAGTTCACAGTCAGACCAGTCACGATTGCCGAGCCTGTGTAATATTTGTCACCAGCAGTTGCACCCTCTGGATAAGCAGAGAATGTAGTGCTTGCACCCACTATGAGTGCCATTTGACCAACATCAGCCTCATCCCAGAAAACATCGACTGAGCCAGTGAAGGTTGTCAGTGAGGGTTTGTAGGTGCGAGCCACATCGCCCATCGATGTGTCTTCAAGAGTGTCAGCAGACTCGGAAATCGAGAAACTGCGAATCTCGCCAATGGTGTTTGCACCCACTTTAAGTGTGCCTTCTGAACCAGTATGAGTAGCCATAATTAAGCCCCTTTCAAGTTAAAAAATTTGCTGCATTAAACAGCAACTTCAAGATCATTTTCTTTTGTTGAGTAAGTTACCTCAACAGTGAAACGTCCAACACCCACCACCTGTTCTCCATCACCTGAGTAATCAGATTCAAAAGCGACTGTGTTGATGTCCTTTGCCTTGCCACCCAGCGTGATGTTTTGATAAAGGGCTTCCTCTACCTCCACAGCAATGGTGTCAATTGAATTGTCGAAATTAGTGTTTGCCATGACATAACACTCAACCATCACCTCAAGCACTCTCAATTGAGTGCGAGGTCTGGTTAGGGTTTCATTTGTTGATGTCTCTGACTTTGTGTAAACAATGAGAGCTGGCAATTTTCCAGACTCAAATGGATAAACCCGAGACTTAAAAACTCTTGTGCCTGTCGTTGTCAGACCCGTCAAGGCAGTGACAACCGCATCCCTGATTTGTTGTCTTACATGGCTCATTGCTTTTCCAACACAATCATCGTCATGCCAGTTCCATCGTCCTGAACAATTCTGGACTTGTAACTAACTCGATCAATCAGGAAAGCGTCACCCTCAGTGCATGAGGCCACATCAGAGGTGCGAACCATGAGTCTGGGTTGCTGAATAGCAAAGCCAACATCACCACCAGCCTCGACATCGATGAACTGGTTGTCAAATATTCCTCGAATAGTCTTTGGGACTCCATTCTGGATTGTGTATTTCACATCAAGTCCAAAGTCTTTCAAGTACATCAAGCGATCAGCAGCAGACTCAAACATTTTTCTTTGGCCTCCCACGCTTGATTGGCTTTGTTTCCTCAGACAGACCGATTGATCGATCCACTAATTCTTGATATACATAAGGAACACAGCGAGCATTCTTCACCAAATCAAAAGCTTCTTGATCTGGCAAATCTAAGACTTGCCCAATACGGGCATTTCCAGTGCTGGTCATTGTGTTTCTTATGAATTCAAGTTTCATATTAAAAGCCCCGAGAGGTTTCCCCCTCGGAGCATTTAGACATTAGGCAATGTCTGCATCGCCATAGCAGAATGAAACCGCATTGCGAACTGCAATGTCAGTGTCTTGCAAGGCAACCACGCGCATAGTGCCGCTTGTGGAGTTGCTGTAAGGATCGACCATCAAGTCAAGACCGCTAAAGAAACCAATCAACAGATCAGCAAAGTTGCCAAAGAACACATCACCAGCAGTCACTTGGGCTGAGGTTTCTGTGCGATAGCCGTTTACTGTGTTGCCAGTTTCCCAGACGAATTGACCAGTAGATGTGGATGACTTCTCAGTTGTCTTCAATGCACCACGTTGGGCAGGGTTGAACAAATAAGTCATCGTGCCGATGTCAGCATTGTCAATGGCCAACTCAGACTCCATCGCCACCAACTCAGCAAAAGTTGGGTTTGTGGCTGCAAAGTCTTTTGTGTTGATGCCAGATTGCAACTTGATACCTGTGGGCTGGTTGTTTGCACCAGTGCCGTATAGGGCAGCAGTGTCAATCGCCAAGGCAATCACAGTGGCCAAGTCTCTGCGAACCATGCTCTCGATGTCAATCGAGGACTGGATCATCAACTTGCGTGAGAAGTCAGTGTAAGCACCGACAGTCTTTGGAGACATAGTGACTTGAGCAAGAGTTTGTTGGCTCTCAGTAGGTGCGCCTGACTCTGCGACCCAATAAGCAGTGGCCGCGCCAGATTGCTTAGGGATTGCCACATTACCAACCAGACCATTCAAGACTGTTGCACCAGCACGTTGAACAACTGATCGGTTGCGGAGCATCTCGATGAAAGATGCGGCCAGCAGATCGGTTGCCACAGTGAAGCCACCAGCAGAGTTTGTGCCGACAGTCAAGTCACGCTTTGCATAGGTGATTTCGTTTGGTACGAAAAAGCCTTGAGCAGAGCGACCATAAGTCTTTTGAGCAGCCTCAGAGACTTCACGCTCGAAAGCAGCATTTGCCCATGCGCGTTTGTCTTGGGGGTTAGCCATGGCATTGATTGCGCGAACAAATGAATACTGACGAACTTCCTTTTGTGTCAAGCCAACTTCAGCTTGAATAGGAGCGTCATAAGCGCGACTTTCAGTCGCAACAGTTACAGAGTTTTCCATTTTTCTTTCCTTTGGGGTTTCGGTTTCAGCGACTTGCGCTTCAACCAAAGTTTCGGTAATTTGTGATGTTTCCACCACCGCTTCAGAGGTTGCCTCGATCTCCGCACTTCGACCCACACCGACTGACACATCGGCTGGAATTGAAACAATTGAGACTTCAACAGGCCGCCAATTTGTTGCGCGATAAGTTCTGCCATCGTTCTCTTTCACCATCTTGGCAATTGAGTAACCAATGGAAACATTACCGCGAATCAAATCCGCGACATCTCCATAAACCTCTGAAGCCAATGCGCTCTTACCGAAACGCACTGTCGCTCGCAACTTGCGAGCCGAGCCATCGAGACTTACAGATTCGATAACACCAATTTGTCGCTCAGGATCGTGATCCATGAGGAGTGGTGCGCGACCAGAGTTCAAGAAACTCAAGTCGATTGATTCAGGGTTGTGGTCTAGCACTTCCTCACCATAAGATCGGCCAACTGGCATCTCGGAGGAAATAGACATTGAGACTCTGCGAGCATCGAGGCTTTCGACTCGGGCTTCCATCGCATCACTGCGAGTCACGCGAGAGTTAGATTTGCGCTCTTCGTCATAGTCCATGCTGGATACTTCCTCAATGTCACCATTGAGAATTGTACTATCTGAAGTTTCAGCAGAAACTACCTCTTCTGGCTCTTCTGCCATTTCAGGCATTTGAGCCAATTCATGCTCTTCTGTTTCAACAGAAACCATGACAGTGACCATTGCTCTTTCTTCATCGCTCATATAGTTCCTTTCGGATTTTTCGTGATTTTAACCATGCTTTTTGAATTTGAGAAGTTAAGCATCTGCGCTCACTTCAGCAACAGTTGGCAGCTTGTCACCAAATGGCTCAAAGGCCATCTTGAGGCCATACATTGCAGCCAATTCTTTCTCAGCATTGATGGCCGAGAAGGTTTCTTCGACATCCCGACCATATTGATTGGCCACATCTTGCATCGAGAGAATGCCGTTTTGCATACCGATGACAGCCGCATTCATTTCTTTCAGTGGATCAACCCACTGGAAGCCCCGCGCCCTGAAGATGGCTGCATCTGCAAACTTGTCAAACCGAGTTGATGGGATGTTGATCACGCCATTCTCCATGACAGACATTAAGAACTCTCGGAATATTGGCTCAACAAAGTGTTGGATCAAAATGTCTTGAACCATTTTCCACTGATCCCTGTCCTCAAGAGTGCCTTGCCTGATCGATGAATATGAGACACCTTCCAGATTGTTCGCCAGTGATGTGTAGCTGACACCCAAGCCTGAAGCAATACCGCGCAAAACAGCTTTTTCAAACTCAGCAAATGCACCAGTCGGATGAGTCGGATCAAACTGCTGGAAGTTCACGCCCTCTGGCAATTGGTGGAAAGTCCCGGGATCGGCTTGCATGATTGGCACGTTGTCAATCTTGTCATCAGCCGTGAAACCATCCCCCTGTGGAGAGGTAAAAAATCCCATCTTGGACGCACCAACCCGAGCCGCCACCAACTCAGCTTCTCTATAGCCATTAAGCATTTTGAGGCTGGTTAGAACTGGAGCCATCCAAGGCACTCCTCGGGTTTGCTGCGCTCGCTCACCAACAAAGCAGTGGATGATCCTGTCAGCAGGGACTCTAATCCTTGGCTCAGAGAATGTCTGGCTGTATGCGTCAAAGGGATGCCTAGTGAGCAAGTGATAAGCAACTGGTCTGCCAAACTGATCCAATTCCACACTCATCCGAATGCGGTTTCCATTTGGTAGGTTGTCGTTGTAATTCTCATCTAAGTAGTCAGGCTCAAGAAACTCAAGAGCAAAGTCAAACTTGTTTGGATAACGCACCTTGCGACACAAAACCTCACCATCGCGCACCAGAGATTCGACAAAGAATCTTTGAGCATCAACCCATGAATATTTGCCATCGACAGTGCAGACACCAAGCCTTGACCACTGGTTAAAAGCATTCTCGATCTGGTCGTTGCCAATGCTGTCCATTAAGCCGTTGTCGTTTCTGGCCTTGATCTGGACAGTCACACCTCGCTCACCAACAACATTGATTTTGGCAAGGTTAATGAATCGCTTGGCATATTCATTGTTTCGGGATAAATCTCTGGAGCGATCACGCAAGATTCTGATCGCTGGCCTGATCTCTTCGTCAGCAGATTTGCTCGATTGAATAAAGTCACTGAACAATCTTCCAACATTTGCACCCGCATAACTGCGCTTTTTGAGAGATTTCTTTTTGGAAAAAATGTCTAGTATTCCCATTATCCGAACCTCACCTGAATGGTTGAGCCAGTGGGCTTGCCCTTGGCAATATTCTCAGCAATCATTTCTTTTTGTCGCTCTCGTTTGTAATAGTCCCGAGCGTCTGTCAATTCTCTGAGTGACATCTTTGAAAGGCTGCGACCAGCAATTGAGTAACTAGAAACATCCGAGTCAGCGCGACCAGACAAAACACTTTCAATCTTGCCGATCATTATTTGTGCATGAGTCCTCAGATCAGCAGAGGTGAGGTTTAGATCAGCAACGATGTCCCAATATCCCTTGTCCACAGTCACCCGAGCCGCATCAGAGTTTCGCTCGATATCCGCTTGCCAGACATAACTACCCTTGAGGAAAGCCGCGCTCGTTGCGCTGGTGATGGTGGCTAAAAAGTCAGTGCCACTGGTTGTGGCTGTGATGTTTATTTCAGCGTCACCACCGCCTTGCACTCGGGCTGTGTATTTGAGTGTGTAAAGTGTAGGAGGGTAGTCAACCCCGAGATCGGTGCGTTTCCATTGCTGGAAACTGCCAATCACAATAATTTCTGGCTCCGTTATCGGTGCAGTGCTTGAGTCAAAAAGGTTAGCCATTAGCCCCCCGTTTGGGAAATATACACGATTCTAACGCCAACCATTGACAAATGACGAATTTGGCTTTTCTCGACTGATTGGTTTGGTTGTTTGAACTACCTCAGCCGCCTGTTTTCGAAGTGCAGCCCTTTTTGCCAATGATGCAAGATTGACATTTAAAAGGGAAAGGGCAGCCATTGCATAGACCCGAACATCGAGTGCTTCGTTTCGCGTCCGAGTCTTTACAAACTCACGCCTAGCAAAACCTTTGTGATATCGGGTTGCAATTTTCTCAGCAGTCAGTTGCTTGAAATATTCATCCTCCCTGCCAACAGGGAAGTGGCAATATCCCGCGCCAGCTTCTTGAATCTTGAAGCGAGAGAACAAAAGTAGTTTGACAGTATCAACACCCACGGGAAACAGTTTGATCTTGCCGATGTTGTTCTTTGATGGCTTGCCAACAATTGGCTTACCTTCACCGCCCACACCCTTAATCGCAAATATGCGCTTGCCTTCTCGCGGGTGGACATATTTGTATACCGCTTGAGTGTTGTGGCCGCCAGAGTCCACACAAGTTGCCCTGACAATCATGTCCTCGCCTGACTCATGCTCATAAGTCTGCAACAAGAATTCATCGAGGTCTTTCCAGATGTGGGGGGCAGAAGGATCGCCATAAAAGGTTTTATAGGCAATTGACCAAGATTCCTCATCTAAGCCCCAGCCAACCACCTCAGCCTCAAGTCGATCATCCTGAACGTCAACTCCAGCAGTCAATAAAAGCACATCCTGTGGCACTGTGTCCCATTCCTCAGCCCTGTTTGACAATGAGTAGTCATCGACTTGCTCACCATCCTCCTCCCAAGACTCACCAAGATAAGTATTGATCCAGACCCTCAGAGTGGCTGGTTGTTTCTTGGCCTCAAGGAAGTCTCTGACCCCATCCTCTAAAGGACTCCAAGGGCTATAAAGTGCAGACAAGTGAAAGCCAGCGATCTTGCCTGTTGGTTTGCTTGCGATCCAGCGACCTTTCTTGATGGCCTTGGCTCTTTGGTTATCGTCCCAAAGTGACCCGCATTCCTCGCAAACATATTTAGCTGTCTGAGGCTTGTCAGTTTCCCACTTCACTTGACCCCATTTCAAGGTCTGCTCATGTTGACAGTCTGGACAATCAATGTGAAACCTTCTCTGATCGCTTTCCTCATAAGCCGATTCAATCCGACTTGCTCCTTTATTAGTGGGAGTCGAGACAAGTAAGATTTTTCGGTTCCAAAATGTCGTTGCCCTTTTTCTCGCCAATGAAACTGGATCACCCTCAGTGCCAGCAGAGACAGGGTAGCGATCCACCTCATCACAGAAAACCACCCTGACTGGCCTCGATGCCAAGCTCGATGGAGAGTTTGCACCGCAAGCAGTTACATGGCCACCAGCAAAGACTTTGTGCAGTGTCGTGTTGCCTGAGTCCCTTGACCTTGGGTCTTTGACCAAGCCAGCCAGAATGGGAGTGTCTCGCAGCATGGGAGCCAATCGATCTTTGCTCCAAGTCTGAGCCATGTCCAGAGTTGGCTGCACCACCAACATGGGGCTTGGGTCTTGAGAGATAAAGAAACCAATGGCATTGTTTAGGATTTCAGTCTTGCCCACCTGAGCCGATGACATCATCACCACAGTCTCAATGCTGTGGTCAGACAGAGCGTCCATCACGCCTCGTTGATATTCAGCGCGAGAGGTGTTCCAAGTGCCAGCTTCAGCCGAGGACTCAGGACTTAATTTGCGATAGCGATCAGCCCAATCAGAAATCGACAGTTTCGTTGGTGGCTTCAGTCTCTTCCAAATCTGCCTCTGAATCGCCTTCTGCAAACTCTCCCTCTGAATTGTTCTGACCGATTCCTCTAATTTCATTGAGTGCCTCGTTTATTGCGTCTTCTAAAATAGACTTTATTTCCTGAGTGTTGTCAGCCGTGTAGATTTGGGCTGCACACTTGCTTGGGATTGAAATCATCTTTGCCCTGAAGTTGGTCAACTGCTCACCAAAATCATTGGCCACCTTTTCAATCTCAACCAAGACCCCTTGCTCTTTCATCAAGTTAAGTTCAGCAAGTCCAGCCTCAGCCGCCATCTTTCTCCGCTTGGCTTCCTCCAAGTCGATTGCGTCTTGGTTGCCGATCAGGTTCTCAACCTTTTTCTTTTCCATCCAAGCCACGACATCTGCTGTCATGAATTGCGATCCCAATCTGCCCCGACCTTTCTTGACAATTGGGAAATCATGCAAGCCCTGCATATCGGTAATCCACTTTTCAGAGCGTCCGATGATTTCAGCAAGTTGAGTTTTGTTGACTATCAATTGTCATCCTTGTGCATTAAAACCGACAAAGGTTAGGGTTATCACTAGGCGAAAGTCGTGCTCGCGTATTACCCGCAAGGGTACTTGCGTCACAGTACCTTGGAGGGGGGGTGTTGTCAGCGTATATCACTTTGCACTTGCCATCGCTCGTTTTAGGTTCTGCCTGAACTTCATCGCATAGCCATCATTTCGAGAGAAGACCACACCCTCAACGAACGTCCCCATCGGGAACTTTGGTGTGTATTGAGCCTTGTCTGCATACTTGGCAACCATCCTGATCTTTTCACCGCTACCCTTTGACTTGCGTCCATAGCGTTCCCAGATGCCCTCGTATTGCTCACCAGTCCGACCACTTGGGATTCCCTTAAAGAACTTACCTTTATCGTCAATCATTTGCTTCAAGACTCCCCTTGGGATGTTGCCGTATTGGTTCAGCTTGGACTGCTTAGTCGCCACAAGGATTGCTTTGCGTTTGGGAAATCTTGTGCCGCCTTGCACCATGAACTTCATGTATTCAGCGCGAGCAGGGTCAATAAACACTGTGGCAATAAGGTCACGTTTGTTCGAGCGTTTGTAACGAAAGCCCTTGCGTGTAAATGGTGTCGCACCACCCTCGAATGTCTCCTGAGTCTTATTAGGCAATACCTTCTGACTTAGGTTGAACGCGATGTCGTTCAGGGTCTTGCTGGCTGCAAAGGGAATCTGATCCTTTTGCACTGTGTTCAAGAATCTGGTGGCCTTGTCAATGTCAACCTTTACATTGATTTGCATGGTGTCTCCAAAAAAAAGAGGGCATGACCCCTCTTAAAGTTCAATGGCAACTGAACGTAATTGATTCTAGGGAGCAAATAAGTTTTGTACATTGGGTTGCCTTTAATTCGAGCATCATTCGTGCTGCAATTTAAAATGGAATATCAGAGTCATCGCTCTGGAATATCGGTTTAATCTTTGCTGTTGGATTATCTATAGCATTATCTTCACGCTTGATCTTTGGCTTTCCAATCTTAATTTGAAACCACCATTCACCTTTTTGTGTCTTAGCTGGTTTGAGGTTGAGATAATGAACATCTCCATTTGGCAAGATAATCTCACCAGAATATGGATAGTGCCAGTCTTCTGTCTTGTCTACGTTGACAAATGCCGATCCATCGCCAGCTCTCTTTTCATATTTTTTGTCGTATGCCATCATCTATCTCCTTTGGTTAAAAATCTGTCCGTTGTGTACAAACCTCATAAAACGCGCTGTAAGCCTTTGGGAAGTGTACAGGCTACCACCCTAGCCACCCATGTTTTTAAAGGGCAGGGCAGTGGCTTCTGTGTGCCTTCAAATCGATTTGTGACTGTCATGGTGTGTTGTGTATTCATCTGCATCTTTTTTAAAACTCTGTTCTGCGTGACCAAGCCTGTAAACGCTGTGAAAACCTTGGTTACGCTGAAGACATTAGGTTAACCTCTTAAAGATTAAAGTATTAAGTTAAATGTTAACCTTATGGTGTGTTCATCTGTTTAGCGTAACCTGCTGGTTACCAACATGGTTACCAACACGATGTTTTCATGGGTAACCTGCTGGTTACCTAAGAACTCCTGTTTTTGAGCATTTGAATGTGTTCTTTCATTGCCCGAACTGTCGGACTCTCAGTCCCTTTGTTTGTGCTTGGGCTGTCCAGTTGAGGCTGCTTGTTGAATGCTTTGCTGATCATCTGGATCACATTTTTTTGTGCTACAACATCTATGCTTTTATCATCAACCTCTAGTTGACTAACATTAGGTTGAGACTCTTCAAACAGCACTCTCAAGGTGTTGCTGTGATTATTGCGATAACCCTTTTTGATTATCTCGATATAGCCTAAGTTTCTCAGCAATATAATCTGTCTAGTAATGGCTGGCCGAGAAACTCCCATGTCTTCAGATAATGACTTCTGACTCACCCAAGTAATCCCTTGCTTGTTGCAATAACTGCAAACAAGGCAAAGAATTCTGAATGAGTTGTCGCTTAATCTCATGTCATTTAATGCCCTGATTGGGGCAATAAAGAACTGCCTAGAAGTCATTTAAGAGTCTCCATGCGGTTGCTGCACAAAAGGCCACTTGCCCGTTGCCAGCGGCTTTAAGTCTGTCCATCCTGTCGGCCACCCCATTAACCATTCGTAGAGGTTCGGGTTTATTGAATGTGGGATATGAGTTCCATTCTTGATTGCATTTTTGTACGCTCCAGAACCTCCGCAATTCCCGCCTCCGCTTGGAGTTGTTGGCGTGGGCCAATTGTCGGGGGGGGGGGGGCGTGAGCGACAATCCAGATTCGATCCCTTTGGTGTTTTGCACCAACGTCTGCTGCTCCCACAACTCCCCATCTAGCATCAAACCCCATTTGGGCAAGATCGCACAAAACTCTGTCGAGTCCTCGAATAGTAAGCATTGGGGAGTTCTCAATGAATGCGTATCTGGGTTGTACTTCGCAAATGACCCTTGCCATTTCCTTCCAGAGTCCTGATCGCTCGCCATCAAGTCCTGCGCCTTTTCCTGCGGCTGACAAATCTTGGCAAGGGAATCCTCCTGAGACAACATCGATTTTTCCTCTCCATGGCTTCCCATCGAATGTACAAATGTTGTCCCAGATAGGGAATCGAGGTAGGAATCCATCAGCTTGCCGTTGCAGTAAAACTCTGCGTGGGTAATCTTCGATTTCAACGGCACACACAGTTCTCCACCCGAGCAAATGTCCTGCAAGGATTCCTCCTCCTGCACCCGCAAATAATGCCAACTCATTCATGCAACCCGTTCATTGTTTCTTATCCACCGCATCCACTGGCGTATCCGCTGCTCTGCGTTTTCTCCATAGACTTTTTCTGATGTAGCTAAGTGCCTGTCCACTAAGGCTTTGTCTTTGTTGCTCAACTCGTAAGTCGTCAGCAACTCCCTTGCTCTGGCTATCTCCAAGATCGTCCGATCTGGCTCCACTGGCCCTTTGTGTTTGTGCTTGTGTGGCTGCCATGTTTTTTTCATCTGGTTTTGGGCAATGTTGAGGAACTTCGACCACACACCACACAGCAGCCCACTGGCCTCGATGTGGGCCTGTCCATCTGTCTATGTATGCGTCACCCATCGACTTAATGGACTTATTCAAAGTTCTTACGTCAATCTGCAATGACCACTGAATTTGTTTGACTGTTAAGCCATCAGACCCAGCCAGCAGTTCTCTGATCTTTTGGTGGTGTGCGTTCATTGATGGCTCCTTGTTCTAATTGCCTGAGCAACGTCTGGCAACTCATAAGCATCACAAAGCCTTGCGCAGTTCTCGCGCTCGGTATTGATTGCGGATTTAATTGTTGAATGCAAAAGGTGCGCTTGGGCTGTCAAATCAAACTCATCCTGAGCCTTTAATCCCGCTTTTATTGCGTCAATGGCAATCTGCCAATCTGCTTGGCAACCACAGCAATCAGGAGGATTAGGGCCAAGCGCATCCAAGGCAATCCTTAGTGCTTGTTCTTTTGTCATTTGTAAGCCTTCATCTTGTCCACCCAGCAGACTGCGCAATACCACCGCTGAGTGCTTGTTTGAACTCCACCTTCTGGTGGTTTCTTAGCCTCACACTTGTGACAATGTTTGTATTGACTGCTATTTTTTAGACTGTTTGGCAGTGAAATTTGGTGTGCAGCAAAGCTCATTTAATTACCTTTAGCATTCGCAGTGCCGACTCAGGACTGTCAATTCGTGCCAGAGTGCCGCCCTTCCAGTTTTCAAAGAAGTCATCCTGTAAAGGGGTAAATTTCTTCTTTGAATTTGTTTTTATCTCCACCAAAAACGTGTGGTTTCGGTAACCGACCAGGAGGTCAACGGGTAAGCCAATGATCCAGACGTATGCCCCCACAGCCCGCAAAGCAGAAACAATGGCCTGTTGGTTAGCGTCAACCCTTGCAGCCAGTCTCATAACAGGCCAGCCTCTCTCATTGCACCCAAAAAGTTTTCAAGCTGAGGGCAGGGGACATCACGAATGATTGGGGCATCGCCTGTCATATAGAGAGCCTCATTGACGATTTCCGATGGCACTGGCTCACCCTTGCGAACCATATTCAAAATGAGGTTGGCTTCCCTGTATGTCATGGGGTGTTGTCCTTGAAATGAGCTAATGCTTTACGCTCTATTTGGTCTAAAAATGTTGTTGCAATGAATGACTGAATGTCTGAATCAGGCCGAGCAACGTAGACAGCCAGCAAAACCATTGACTCATCGATGTCTGGCTCGTATGGATCGCCTAGTGAGCCTCTGGAGCCTTGCTCTGCTGGCACATAGTCAAGATGACAAATGAAATCAATGTCACTGATAGTGATCTCAGCTTCAAATGCACCTTTCGGGCAGTCAGGAATAGGTTTCATTTCATGCCCAATCCAATGAAATAAATGACCATTGCCCAGCAAGCAAGGTTAAAAATGACAAGCAAAGTGAACACAACTCTGTTGCTCATGTCTTGTCCCTTGCTTCCAACATTGCGTCTGCTAACGTATATGCTCGACTAGCTACTATTTCTCTTTCGTTTTTATCCCAATTAAAAAATGTGCCTTCATTTTCAAAATCATGCTTGACCATAAACATGGCTGTTTGAATTGAATGAGCCGCAAAGTAGTCACGCAAGGTCATGCCGTGTTCGTGCTCTGCCAAGTCAATGTGCATGGCGGGGAATGCGTAAGAGTTGTTCATGCTTGTGGCTCAGTCTCAGGTTTAAGGCCATCCAGAGTGCCGTAGCGATACCCCAACTGAACCCTCACAGACTCATCAATCAGGCTTGAAATCGATCTGCGCTGATCCTCTTTGGCCTTAACCAGCAGACTCTTTGTCTCTGGCTTTAATCGCATCAGAAAGGGCTTTGTTTTGGCAATTTTCATGGTGTATGTCTGGAAGATATATCCGCAAATATAGCATTTGGGTGTTGTACAAACAAGCCTTGAGTGAAAATAATTTAAAAAATATGCAATTGAGGCTTGCACAAGTTAAATTGCTGATATACATTTAGGACTTGTACAACAGAGCAGATAAAGCTCAGAAAGCAAAAAATGACCACCCAAAATCGAAAGTTTGTCGCGTATTACAGGCTGTTTGCAAAGGTGAAAACCTCCAACAGCTTGGCTTCGCAAAAGCAAACAGTTGATAAGTTTCTGGTTGAGAACAAAGCAGTTCTGGTTGCTGACTACACAGAGAACGAAACCAAGTTTGCCAAGACTCGCCCAGCCCTTGCAGAGGCCATAGCAGTCTGCAAAAAGAAAAAGGCCAAGCTCCTGATCGCCACCCTAGATAAGCTCAGTACAGATGCAGCTTTCACAGAGGTCTTGCTTAAAGACACCAAGGCTGAATTTGTCTGCGCAGACTTCCCAGCAGCCACCCGTGAGATGCTGGTCATGCGACAAGTATTTCAGGAATGGCAAAACAAGAGAATTGGTGAAAAGACCAAGCTTGCACTGGCCAAGATCAAAAAGGAAGGCAAGATAAAACTTGGTTCACCAAGGCCAGAGATTGGCTCTAAAGCTGGCAATGCAGTCAACTCTGCTAAGGCTCAAAGTTTTGCAGAGAGAGTGGCTCCAACTGTAAAAGCGATCCTCAAAAAGAATCGCAATGCTTACACCCTCAGAGAGATCGGTGCAGTTTTCACAGCCGAGGGGCTAACTACGCCAAGGGGCAACCTTGAGTGGAGTCCAACTCAAGTCAAGCACTTGCTGTCGAGGATTAAATAAATGTTTTATATACAGGAACAGTGTTCTTATAAATGTTCTATATACAGGAACAGTGTTCTTATAAATGTTCTATATACAGGAACAGTGTTCTTATAAATGTTCTCTATACCGGAACAAAAAATGTGTCAAATGTCCATGACAAAACCATGTAGCAACTTAAGGATATTAAAAGAGTTGTATATCAATGTGTCAAATGTGTGTAAATTGTCAATTCAATATAACTTTAATTTTTTAAATTTATTGATGGATTAGTACCAAAGTTGACAGTGTATTTGGAGATAAAAACAATGAAAAATGAGCCGAATTTTTTTCCTGAGATTGTGAATTGGGCACAGATTTTCCCAAGTTCTGAAGACAAGCTGGGTTCTTATCTTGTCAAGTCAGGACGGCCAATATCGTGCCGCTTGGATTTTCGCATAACAAGTCTTGAGGAACTTAAAAAGTGTGCAGTGATCATTTCTGAACTTAATCAGAAGGTTCAGCACTTTGCATATGAGGTTGAGGGTGATTCAGTCATCAGGGTCATGCTGGCCAGACAATTGTTTGCTGATTCACAGTTCCAATTGAAGTACATCGACAGCAAGGCTTTTCTTAAAAAGGCCAAGGAACAACTGGCAGAAAAAGTCTTTGAAGCAAGAGCCGATAAGTTAGAACAAGCCAAACGTGACCAGACTTCAGCAATGAAAGGTATTGGAATTAAACGCTCAGAAGAGATAGCCCAAGCAAGGGCAAAACAGGACAAAAAGTTGGCTAAAACCAAGCCAGTGATTGACCTTGGAGACTTGGCTTTTGGGCTGCTTTCTGAGGTCAAAAAGCCATCAAAAGTTGTGAGTCTTGGGGTCAAGAAATCGGCTACAGGTAATGGGTAAATAATGACCTTTTTTGAGGGAAAAATGGCATCATTGGCCATCACTACATGTAGCGTTTTGGAGTGAGTTGGGGTTAGGGGTTTGTACTAAGACTTCACATTAACTTGTGTTTTTTAACAAAAAGGGGCAAAAAGTGTTTAATAACAAAGAGCAACTGCAAACAGTTAAAGTGGGTTCTAGTTTTAGAGAACCTCAAGAAACAGTTCTAGGAATAGGCCACTTCATACGATGTATATTAGGTTTTACGGGTAGGAAATCACTACCTATTGGGTTTGCGAAATGTACAAAAGTACATGACTATCAGGGCATCACTTCCCTCGATGTGTTCGCCAATTCTGAGGCTTTTTCTACCCGAAATCAGGGTCAGGAAACTGCCCTCGAAAAACTAGCAGTAGTGCTGGCCTTTGGGTTAGGAATCCTGTTTATCTGTTTTTCTGTTTTGGTGGTTTTGTGATGCAAGCAAAACTTACACCCTACGACACTGGGAAGGTCAAGATTGGCCTTCTTTATCAACGTCCCCAGCAAAACGAATATTCGACAGATCAAGTCTTATTGCAGAAAGCCTTGCTTGGTGAAACCGAGTCAGATCAAATTGATTTGGTTGAGTTAATTGTTTATGCGGCCATTTTGATCATTGTCTGTGGGGGGCTGCTCCATGCAAGTTCTTGAAGGCCAACAAATCCGCAACGCTCAACTGGACTTCTTTGAGGAAAGAGATTCCGAGTTCCTGAGCCGCTGTCGCAGCCTTGCTGTCCAGATAGCCAAAAGACAGGGTGAGGTGTCAATCAATGACATTCGCAAGCACATCACAGTGCCTTCTGGCACACATCCAAGCGTCTTGGGGGCTGTTTTCAGAACCCGTCAGTTTCGCAAAGTTGGACTTTGTGAAGCAACCCATAAAGAAGCCCATGCACGAATCGTGCGTGTCTATGAACTAGCTGAATAAAAAAGGACACATTTAAATGGCTGGAAAACTTACTGACGACAGGGTGATGAGCGCGAGTCGCTTACCCGCCCTGCTTGGGTACTCGAAATATTCGACCCCAAATGACGAATTGATTTTTTCAATGAATTCGATAGACCTCAAGCCAAGACCTAACATCGGGAATGAGGCCATGTTCTGGGGGACAGAATTGGAGCCTACCATCCTCAAAATTGCTTGCCAGAGGCTTGGATTGACCAAGTTTGACACTGACATCAGGAAAGCCTTTGTCCATGAGTCCTTGCCCCTTCAGGCCAGCCTAGACGGGCTTGCCGAGGGTGAGGGGCTTGAGGTTAAGCATGACCCTGCAAATGGGGTCTTTGTAGTTGGCCAACACAGCATTGTTTTGAGGGGAAAAGGTGTCTTAGAGGCCAAGCTCACTAAATCATTTCCTGAGGATGGCTCACCAGATTTGGCAAGAGGGCCAATTCAGCTTCAGGGACAACTGCTTGTGACTGGCCACCAGTGGGGAGCCGTGTGTGTGCTTTATAGCGGAATGACACTGAGAATATTCCTTTTTGCAGCCCACTATGAAACCCAAAAAGTCATTGCCAAGACAGTGCTTGAATTTGATTCAAAACTGACAGCATACAAATCGAGTGGGGTGCGCAACTGGTATGAACCGACTTCAAGTCTTGACTTAAATCGAATGTTTCCAACCTCAGAGACAAAAGAAGTTGAGCTTGGCAGTGAGGCCATTGAATTGGCAACAACAATCATTGACAAAAAGTTAGTCATTAACGCTTGTGAGGCTGCCATTGATGAGGCAGAAATGAAAATTAAGAAGATGCTTGGTGATGCTGAGACAGGCAGGGCTGGTGAAATGATAGTGAGTTGGAAAATGCGTCACTACAAAGCCTCACCCGAAAAACTATCTCCCTCACGAAAAGCATATTCAGTGCGTCAATCAAATCTGAGCATCAAGGGGCTAACAGTATGAATGTCAAAACTATTGAAAAAGCCTATTTGATGGCAGTTGAGGCAATGATGGAGGCAACTCCTGAGATGCCTCGGGAAGTGGCTGAGAAGGCTGTTGAGGCTATTGCAGAGCTTGTGTTGGCAGTTATTAACTCTGAGTTATCAGAAGAGGAGATTGCAAATGCAATTAAGCACTAATCACAGAGGCTTTTCACCATCAAACTTAACTGAGGCCATGACGTTTTGCGAAATGTTAGCCAGTAGCAACATGGTTCCAAAGGACTACATTGGCAAGCCACAAAACATTTTGGTTGCTATTCAGTGGGGCATGGAGCTTGGCCTTGCCCCCATGCAGTCACTTAATTCGATAACTGTTATCAACGGCAGGCCATCGATCTGGGGTGATGCGCTCATGGCATTGGTTCAAAGCAGCCCCGCCTATGATGACATCGAGGAATACATTGAGGATGAAGGCACACCAAACCCAATTGCGGTTTGTGTGGCCACTAGAAAAGGTCATAAGCCAGTGACAGTGAAATTCTCTGTAGAGGATGCAAAAAGAGCAGGGTTGTGGGGTAAGAACACATGGGCTTCTTACCCTCGCAGAATGCTCCAGCATAGGGCGCGATCTTGGGCTTTAAGAACGGCCTTTGCCGATGTGCTTAAAGGTATGGTTTCAACTGAGGAGCTTCAAGACTTCCCAGATGATGCCAAGCCAGTCCCAATGGCCAAGCCAGCAAATCCTCTTGATTTGGTTGCTCCAAAGCGAGTTGAGATTCCTGAGCAGACAACAGACACATTGCTGATTGAGGAGGCATTTAGCCAAAATCAAGACGCTGAGGAGATGGCTGCTGAATTTTCTGAGGTGGAAGAGGCCAAGCCTGTTAACACTACTGGCTCATTTAATTTGTTTGTCCCAAATAAGACTGACCCATATAGCACTTACGAATCGCTTGAGCAATGGGAAGATGCCTATGAAATCATCGCTGACAAAACTGCAAAGGCTGGCAAGGTAGAAGCAAAAACAAGAATGAAAGTTTTGCGTGAGCTTAAAGAGGCTAATGAAGCCACTTTGAAGAGCATAGACACTGTTGTCAGAGCAAGGCACACCAAAGCATATATAGATCGAGTCAAGGCTTTGACCGAGTTACTAAGTTAGCACTTCCAGCGCGTGATTGATATGCTTGATCCTGTCTTCAAGGCCAATAAAGCCACCATTGATTTTCTTGGTCATGGTTTTGTAGTTTCGGGAATCAGCATATTGGTTTAGCTTGTGGGTGTCCCAAAACCACCCAGCAGTTAGAGCCGCAAACATTGGAGTTGCTACCAACTCTGGCTCCATGACGAAATCAACCCCCAAAGCTTGCCCTGCATGGTAATAGTTTGCATGGCCTGTCAACTGAATGCAACCTCTGCCTCTGAAGCGATATCCATCACCAGAAGCCTCATCTCTGTTTCCCATGCGTGAACTATAGACAGTGTTTGCAATCAACTTTGGGTTTCGAGCGCAACTTTGTGCTTTGGCAGCATCAAACCTTTTAGGCCATAACTTCTGCAAAGCCTCTGCCCGATAATTTAGGTTCTCTTCAAGCACTTTAAACTGTCCACACTCATGGCCACATTGACCAATGAAAGCCGCTTGTCTGAGCGAATTGGAAATGTCAAAACGCTCAAAAGTGGCATTCAGAGCATCAACCCACTCAGCACCAATGTGAAGTTGTTTCAGTTGTTCACTGTTGACCATTGATCAACTCCCTCATTTTGTCGTAGGCTTCAACGCAGGAGTTGAGCTTGACGATGGCTTTATCCCCATCGGCTGCGATGTCGATAAGAGCTGATATAAGCGTTCGCTCAGATTCGCTTTGATCGGGCTGGATGGGTTCGATATTTCTTGGGGCAATGGGGGCACTTGGGCTGGCTTGTGGACAACTTGGGGTGGGGATGCGCAACCGACCAGTGCGAGCAAGCTCGTGCATAGCAGACTGTTTCTTAACAATTTCATTTTGAGCCTTTCTGAGTAGAGTTTCTTGATCTGACAATTTGGTGGCCATGTCTTTTTCAAGCACACGCGCCTCATCATTCTTTTTGGCAATGGCAAGCTTCATGTCGTTGTCTCTGTCTGACCAGCCAAAGTGATAGCCACTGCGATAAGTGCCAAACAGCGCAACAGATACGCCAAGAATTAACCAAGGGAGTGGAATTCCAAACATCAAGTCACCTCTTTTCTAGCTAAAGCCAATGCTTCTCGATCCTCGTCAGACTCCAAAAGGTCTGGTGGAGTAGTTGGAGGAGGAGGGGGTGTCCATGATTCGTCAAGGTCTGGATTCTTAAAGCCCATCCAGTTGTAGCCTTGCGACAATGCGCTTGCAGCACTGGCAACAGTCGGTGGGGGTGCGTATGGATTCACTGAGGGCTGGTAAGACTGCACTTGTTGTGGTTGGCTTGACATCATTCCAACAGCAGCACCCACACTTTTTTTGCCAATCACACCACCAATGCCGCCAACTATCAGAAGCACGATGTCGTTGAGCATCTTGGTGTAAGCCATATCAATTGGAGCCATGCTCTTTATTGGTTGAGTCACAAACGTCACAGAGTACAAAAGTGCAACCACAATAAAGCAGAGAATCAATGTGACCGCAATGACCACAAAGCCCCAGACTCTAATTTCTAAATCTTCAGCGTTTAGCTTCTGGCTGTTGTGATTGTTGTGGTGCAATTTGCTTCTCCAAAATTGGTGCGACTAAGTATTCAGGACAAGTCTGGGTAAACAGGCATCGAGGCTTTTGACATTCAGGCTCAGTAAACCGATCAGGGTCTTGACACTTATAGCGATAGACATCTTTGCAGCCTGTCAGCAAAAGCAAGATCAAAAGATATTTCATTTTCCAAGTCCCACTCTGCCAAGCAGTAGGTTTACGATCTTGTCGGAGAGGTCATTTGGCAAAAATTTGAGCAGCCCAAGAAACCATAAAGCCACACATCCATAAACGAATATCTTGAGGCACAAATCAAAGGTCTTCTGATACTCGTTCATCGACCACACCTTCTTGTGGTATTGCAAAACTCCATGAGTTCATAAATACCAATTGCAACCAAGAACAAAACAAATGCAACGCCACCAATAATCATGGCTAACTCATTCATTTCATTTTCTTTAGCCTTGGCAGCTTTCTCAGCCTTCTCTAAAGACCTCAGTTCTCTTGCATCATCGATGTCCATCTGAGCCTGTCGCTCTTTGATTTTGTTCCAAGTCAAAATCTGACCAGAGGTCATAAATAGCATCTTGAGCTCCTCTTCAAAAGCTCTTGCTTGCTCAAGGGCCATTTCGATTTGAAGTGCCTGACCCATGTTTGAGCCTTTGTTTTTCTTTGCCTCAAGCAGGGCTTTTGTGGCAGTTGATTTGGCATCGAACATTTTGCCAATCATTGGAGCCAGAGAGCCTAGATCGTTGGCCACCTTGCTGGCCTTCTTGACCATGCTTATAGCTTGCTGAATGCCAGCAAGTGCTGTCATCGGATCGATCATTTTTTTTCAACCTTTTGCCATTCAAGGCACACAACTTTTCGGTTGTAGACATCACCAGTCCATGCCCATCGGACACAACGATATTCAGTCTTCGCAGCAGTGGCTAAAGTTGTTGATAAAAACATAACAATCAGCCACTTAAAATAAATCAAATGTTACTTCTGGGATTTGTACAATTTATGAAATTTTTTTACTTTTAAAATCTTTATAGATTGCCCAAAGTTTGTGACCAATCAGCAAGACTGTATAAATCAAGGTTGCCCAAAGTACCAACTCGCTGACCTGAACACCCATCACGCTTGCCAGTGAAACTGTGGCTGGTGGGGCTAACTTGGCAGCGATGGCAGTGGTTGTTTCTGTGTTGCTCATCGCTCTTGCACCTCGATTAAAAGCGTCCTGTCCTCAGTCCGGGCAGGGCTGTTGTTGGTCACAATTCTGTTTGTTAAACGATAAGACTTGCCAGCAGTACCACCAGACACCCAAACCACAGTTGACTCTGCAAGATTTGCGCTTTGATTTACAGTAATCGCATCTGGGTTTATCCAACTTGAAGTGACAATTGTCTCTCCAGTTTGAAGCCAATCAGACCAGTCAAATCCATAGTCAAGAACCGCAGTTGGGTCTTTTATAAAATCAGCCATTAGAAACCTCCAAAATTCGATCCTCGTTGGCAACATACATCACCCGTGATTCTAACGAAATCACGATTTCTCTGTTTTCAGCATAGACATATAGTATGTTAGCGGGAGCAGAGACAGCAAAAGCATTTGCACTTGGAGCCGCTGCTGTAACAGTTGCTATTAAAGCCTGAATTGTGGCATTCCCAAAGACTGTCAAATTTGGAACAACCGAGCCGACAGTGTTGATATTTGCAAAGGCAGTGCCATCACCTTGAGCAGTGGCAGTCGGTGCAAGGTTTTGAACCAGAGGGATTGCCACTTGGACAAGTGCAGTGCCAGAAACTACAAACTCAGGCTCATTGGCCGCGACAGTTCCAATCAATGCCAAAGCATTGGCAAAACCAACAGCAGACGCACTAGGAGCAGTTGAGACAAGCGTTCCAATGCTTGACTGAGCATTGCCATCACCAAAGATAGAAACGCTCAAAACGCTTGCTGTGACAGCTCCAATGCTTGCCGATGTGTTGGCTGTGGCAGAAGTCGAGAATGCCAAAACAGTCGCTGTGGCCACTCCAATGGCAGATTGAGCCATTGCATCACCAATTGAGCTGGCTGCTGGTGCAGTTGCGGTAACAGTGCCGATATTTGCTTGGACTAAAGTTGCAGCAAAAGTGTTTGCATTTGGTGCAGTGACTGTGACAGTTCCGATCAAAACCTGAATGTTTGCTTCACCAGTTGCAGTCGCATTTGGTGCAGTTGCAGTGTCTGTCAAGAAAGACGATTGAATCAGTGCATCAGCAGTCTGGGTAGAACTTGGGACTGTTGCTGTGACAGTGGCAATTGCACTCTGAATATTTGAGTCACCAGTTGCAGTCGCATTTGGTGCGGTGGCAGTGTCAGTTATGAAAGATGCTTGAATTAGAGCATCAGCAGTTTGGCTAGAGCTTGGGACTGTTGCTGTAACAGTTCCAATTGTCGCTTGAACAACAACTTCAGGATAAGCAGTAACATTAGGTGCAGTCGCTGTGACAGTGCCAATTAGACTCTGAATGTTTGCGTCACCAGTTGCGCTGGCCTGTGGAGCCGTTGCTGTGTCTGTCAGAAAAGATGCCTGAATCAGAGCATCAGCAGTTTGCGTAGAACTTGGGACTGTGGCTGTCACAGTGGCAATTGCACTGGATGTGTTTGCCTCGCCAGTTGCCGTTGCGTTTATTGCACTTACTGAGCAAGTGCCAATTGTCGATTGGGCTAACGCATCTCCTGAGATAGACGCAGCCAAAACATTCGCTGTGACTGTACCAATGGACGCACTCGCAGTCGCATCGGAAATGCCCGATGTACTGATTGGAAACTCTGAAAGTGCGTAATGACCAAGCATTTTTTAACCTACGGGTGCAACTGGCCAGTTGATTTCCCAAGGAAATCCTGATTGATCTGTGATGTCGCGCAGTGCTTGACAGTAGTCAATCCATTCTTGTGATGGTTGTTGGTCGCTGCGAAATTTCCAATCTGTAGCTGTTAAAAAACACAATCTTTGAGCCTTGACAACATTTGATTGAAATACTGCGCCTATTTCTTTTGCAGCATCTAAGTCTGTTTGCACCACACCAAATTCTAGGGCGGTTTGTAAAGTCATAAAACCATGATTTGGATAATTAGCCCAAGTCAAGTCATAAACTTGTTGCTCGCTTAAATCTTTCATTCCTGTAATTGTTCCCCATGTGTCTTGCAAATAACCCGCAGACAAAACTTTTTTTGTGTCTTTTTCAATGCAGTAATAAATTGTCATTTTTGATGCTCCAGAAGGTAAGTTTTACGATGGTGAAATAATTTTCGATATGCAGCCCGTACTCGCGTAGGAAAAGAAAAGTGATAAATATCAAGGTCATTCTTTGTTGCTGAACCAGTTACAGCTTGCAGCGATTTTCGTTTGTATGGAATGACTTGAAGCAAAGGAGTTCCCGCTGGGATAAAAACTTCACATTCTCGCAAAGGTGAAAAAATAAAATTCATAATATGAAAATTTTCATAATCGTTGATGCCACCATAAACATACAAGTCTTTTAAAAAAGGTGAATGGAAAGTTGCTGGTAAAACCATTGCTGACCAACCAGCGCGTGTTGTTACCATCCAAGGTGTATTTAATTTATGCACTTGCAATGTCATATCTTTTTCAATCGGTGCGATACCAGTCACAACTTTTGGATTCATTGGTTTTAATGGTTGAGTAAAAGACTTTTCCATTTTCGCAACAGTTCCAACTCGATTTGCTTTTATCCTAATGTCATCCCATGCGTTGATGATGTAACCGGCTTGCATAAGATCGTGCATACCGGGACAATTTTGAAACTTGTCATAACTGTTTTCGTATTTTCTTTGATCAGACAACCAAGTTGGAGTAACTTCGCTTGCCAATTGAATCCTTGTAATTTTTGAAACTTGAGGAGCGCCCACATGAGGTCGAAATGTTATTTCGGGCGTAGCGCTAAACCAAGAGCGAATTTGAGCCATCATCTTGGGCATCTCAATTCTTGGGTGTAATAATGACTTCTGCTGTCTTGGCAACGTCTTATCCTGTCAATTTCTTTGCCATCAGCATCGGTCATTTGACGAACAATGTGTTCTACGTGTTGCCGTTTGATTGGTATTGCTGTCACCAAAGGAGTCCCAGCAACAAGGGTGTCATCAAAATTAGGCTTTAGCCATCTTGCGGGAAAGTTAACTTGTTTTGGATACTTGTCTGTATCAACTAGCCCACCCAAACAAATAAATCTATCCTCTTCGCTGTTAACTGGAGGTATAAATAAAGTTGACCAACCCGGGGAAGTCTTAACCACCCACGGGTTTATAAACTTTACTGGATCAGCTTTACCAAAAACTTCCGCATTACCTACTTGTTCTAAACTATGTCTTTCAACAGCCCTGTCAAAACTTGTTGATGTTGGACAAACTTCAATTCGTGATAGGTCGTGATTTGTTTTAATGTGCTGGCTAATAGCCAAAGGCATCGTAAATCCAATGGTCATTGCATCAATCATTGGCAAACATTTTTTTGCGTTCAATGAAGGTCTTGAATAAGCATCCCTATTGGTTTTGCTAACCGGAGGAATTTGTTTGAACCATTCCGGTATGTTCTTACCAGCAGGGCATGGATTTGGTGCAACGCCAAAGTAACGCGCATCACAAAAAAACTCAATGATTGGTGTTTTAAAGATTGAAATTAAGTTCATTGTTGTTACCTAAATTTTGGGCCAATAGCCCATGCAGTAAGTGTTAATCGTTCACCGGAGGTTACGGGAGAAACGCGATGCCCCATAAAAGCTGGAAAAACAATCAAATCCCCTTTGCGAATTTTGAAACTATGAGCTTTATTAGAATCCCCGTTTACATTCAAATTAAACTCACCCCCTTCGTATCCATCAGGGTCAACCAAACCAAGCACAAATGATAGTTTTCTATGTTCAGGCAAGTTTGGGCCTGAATCAAAATGCCAGTTGTAATGTCCATTTGTTTTGTATTTACCATATTGAAATGGTTGAAAATGGCTTAAATCAAATTGAAACTTATCGTGATTGATTTTCGCTGCAATGTTTGTCATTCGTTCATAAATCCATTGCGTGTCGGGATGTGGATGTATCCAAGTAATATCTGTTTCTCTAGTCTCTGCTAAAACTACTGATCCTTCGCCCGAACCAATTTGACCTTTTTCGAACTCAGCTAATTCTCCAAAACTTATAACTTTGTTTAGTTCATCTTCGTTAAAACCATTTTGATAAACAATGAAGCTGTCTAATGCAATGTGCATTTCTGGAATTCGATTCATGTCAGGAATTTTGTTCATGGCTAATTGTTTTGAATTAAGACATAACCACCGCTAGGGACAGTGATAGGGGTTCCAGAATTGGAATACTCGACTACAACAGGCACATAACCAATGACAGGTGCTGATGAGTCACTGCTTCCACCGGGCAAAGTCACACCCAACACCGAACTTGGTGGAGAGGGGTTGCCGGGGTAATATGGGTTGTAATTAGCATTTCCCGGAACATACGGGTTGTAATTATCATTACCCGGCACATAAGGATTTATATTAGCATTGCCCGGCACATATGGGTTGTAATTATCATTACCCGGCACATATGGATTTATATTGGCATTTCCCGGAACATACGGGTTATAGTTATCATTACCCGGAACATAAGGGTTTAAGTTAATATTTCCCGGAACATATGGATTATAAACAGCATTTCCGGGAGTGTAAGGATTATAGTAAGCATTACCCGGAACATATGGATTGAAATTAGGGTTGCCGGGGAAATAAGTATTATAGTAAGGATTACCTGCAACGTAAGCATTATAATTAGGATTACCCGGAACGTAAGGGTTTGAATAAGTATTTCCCGGAGTGCTTGCATTATAATATGTGCCATAAACAACAAAATAAGTATATCCGGGAATGGTTGTATTATCTGAGTAAGTGGAAGATGGAAAAACACTTCCGGGGTATAAGTCTGTATATGCAGCAAGATAAGGTGAAAAATATTGATAAAGCGTTCCCACAGCATTACCGGGAGTTGATGGATTAGTTTCAGCATTGCCACCCGATCCGGGATTTGAACCAGATACATTCCCCCCTGATCCCGGATTATCACCAGCATAGTTTCCCCCTGAAGCCGGATTCATGCCAGAGTAATTACCGGGAGAGCCGGGGTTTTCACCAGCATAATTACCACCCGATCCCGGATTCGCACCAGCGTAATTTCCACCTGTTGTCGGATTTGTGCTGGCGTAATTTCCCCCGGTCACGGGGTTTGTGCTGGCAAAATTGCCTCCTGTTGCGGGATTTGTATTCGCGTAATTTCCACCTGTTACGGGATTTGTGTTCGCGTAATTTCCCCCTGTTGCTGGGTTTGTACTTGCGTAATTCCCGCCCGTTATAGGATTGGTACTTGCGT